TAAAATATTTTTCCCGGTTTCCTGCCCGTGACGGGGTTTTGGATATGTTTATCAACGGAAGTTCCGATCTGTATGAATATGAGGAATTGAAGGGGTATATAGCCGATCTTTCCAGACCTTTAGTACCCGATATCTCCAATTTTGTTTTCGGACAGCGTTTTGAAGATGTTAAAAAACGGGTGGATGCCCTTATAGGAACTTATCTGTTCTGCGATTTTGGAGAGATACAAAGCTCTCAGGACAATATAGGTTCCATAGAGGATACGCATAAGCGTGCGGTGACGGTTGCGGTCAAATTAGGGAATAAGTCTGATATGGTAGAGGTTGCCATTCAGAGTGACCGGACTTTGAAACTATTGAATGAGGTGCGCGCTTATATGATGTATGATTCCCGTAATATGTCTTGGCTCAAGCCTATATCGGAGAATCAGACAATTGTACCTTTTGTTTCTCCCGAATTATCGTCAATAGGCTGGAGTATGAGCTTTGTCGCATCGGCTCCCGACTGGATGAATGTAAAAGAAATAATGAAACACATAACTTAAAACAGATATGAATACAAGTTCTAAAATCACATTTTCGGTTTTCATTACCGAATTTTATAGTTTGATGTGGGATATGAGATGGTTGATGCTGCTGGCTTTGATTCTTATTTCTACAGATTTATGGTGGGGTATCAGCAAATCCAAACGCAGGATGGAGGAAGTGCGTATAAGCCGGGCTATCCGGAGAACTCTTATAAAAATGGGGGATTACGTATGTATAATTCTATTGGGGGCTGTTTTAGGAAAAGCTATTGGTGAACCTTTGGGTATTCCTTATTCCACTATTTCTGTATGCTGTATGTTGATAGCCTGTTACTGTGAACTTGAGAGTGTGATCAGTAATTATTGCGAATGTAAAGGTCTGCATTACCATATCAGTCTGTGGAGTGTATTTAAAGGACTGGTCGGGATGAAAAGTAAAGAATTGAAAGATGTTATAAATGAGATAGAAAATGAAAGCAAACATGAAAATCTTAATTGACAATGGCCATGGAGCCAATACACAAGGCAAGCGTTCTCCGGACGGTCGTTTGATTGAGGCGTTGTATACCCGTGAAATTGCCGTCCGTGTGGAGCATGAGTTGTGTAAGAGGGGGTATGAAACACTCCGGATTGTGCGTGAGGAAGTTGATGTGCCGCTATCGGAGAGATGCCGCCGTGTGAATGATATTTGTTCGGAATTGGGAAAGAGCAATGTTCTTCTAGTATCCATCCATTGTAATGCCGCCGGAAACGGGGCGCAATGGATGCAGGCTCGTGGATGGGAGGCATGGACCAGTATAGGGCAGACAAAAGCGGACAGGCTTGCTGATTGTCTGTATGCTTCGGCTGAAAGATTCCTTTCTGGAATGAAAATTAGAAAAGATATGGCTGATGGTGATCCGGACAAAGAGAGCGGATTCTATATATTAAAACATACGGAATGTCCGGCTGTATTGACGGAAAACTTATTTCAGGACAATATGGAAGATGTGGCTTTCCTTTTGTCTGAAGAAGGGAAACAGGCCATAACATCCCTTCATGTCGAAGGAATAATTAAATTCATTGAATCATGAAGCTTATACCTTGGATCCTGATAGTCTTGTTAAGTATCATGCTGATACTTTCATGGTGTTCCCGTCATGTTGATAATTTTGGAAAGACTATACCGGATACATTATGGACGTTGGTTATTGACACCATTAGGGATACCATCATACCTCCGCCTGAGGTAGAACATCATGTAAGAGTGGATACCGTTTTGTTGCCGGTATCCATGGAAGATCCCGATGCGGACATAAACTCTGCGTTGCCTGACTCCATGCCGGTGATAATCCCGATAATGGAACGGGAATACCGGACGGATGATTATCGCATTTTGATTAATGGTTATAATCCGGAACTTAAGTCAGTTGAATTGTATCGCCCTACAATGTTGGGGACTATTAAACAGAGAAATAAACGGTGGGGACTTGGCCTTTCTGCCGGATATGGTATCGGAAGTGACGGCTTTTCTCCTGTGTTGGCTGTTACTATCAATTACAATCTGTTGCAGTGGTAAAAAAAATCCCCGGCTTGCGGTCTTGCTCTTATTCTATTGACAGTCGAATTTGAAAACCTTTGGATGTGCCGGGGATAGATAAACAACAATGTTATTTAATAAATTGTTTCTAAATTTTGCATTATTATGAGCAAGACCGCACGTTTTAATGAAATCCTTGAATCAGTCGCCTCTTTCACGGAAATACATCAGGAATTTATCCTGTCAGACAATCGGGCCGCCGAAGTGGTGGATGCCCGCTGCATTTTGGTAAAACTGTTATCCGAAGAAGGTTTCTACCCTTCCCAAATCAGCAAGTATATGGACCGTACAGAAGCTAGTATCCGGTATCTGCTTGCTTCCTATTCATCCCGAATTTCTGCCAGCCTGTGGATGGAAAAAGATGTCGAAGTTATTCGCAAACATCTTGAAAATAAGTCGAAAGTAATTGGTAAATAAGAAGCAAATAACTGTAATTCAGTTGATTATTATAGTCTGTACCTTTGTGATGTCAGGTTATAGCCTGGCCTAGTAACTTATTAAAACATAATATTATGACTATCAAAGGTATGAACGGTGAGAACTATAATGTCACCGGCCAGGGACAAGGCAATTACAATACTGTCGGAGCGTCAGCAGGTATCGCATCATTTTTGGGTTTGAATGCGGGTAATATTCTGGGAGGCGGCTGTTATAACCGTAATATGGCGGCAGGTCCTGTGGAAGTGATTACTTCGGAAGACAAACCTATTAGCCGTTATGAAGCGGCTATGATGGACAAACTGGCAGCAAAAGATGGAGAGATCGCATTGTTGAAGGCGAACACTTACACTGATCAGAAATTGGCTGATGTGTACGATCGTTTATTGACCCGTATTAATTTGGACAAGAACGAGCAGAATGCCATCAATATGAATCAGGCTGTATATAATGGTACTAATACTGCCACTCTGGCTTGTATGAAACAGCAGATTGCTGATTTGGCTGCGTTAAGTGAACTTGTTGTCCCGCAACGTAAGGTATGTGATACCGGTTGCTGCGGTTGTAACCAGTAAATCTCATTGAAAGGGCGGTTTCATTCCGTCCTTTCCTCTTTTTAAACTCAAACAATATATTATATGTATACCAATTCACAAATATTATCAGCAGTGCTGAATAAATGGCTGCAACCTGTAGTACAGCAATTCTCCGCACAAAAAATGGGATCGTTCCCTTTTGTGCAGATGATTGAAACTAAATTGAAATCAACAGGTTTCGTTAAACCCGGATGGAGTCTTGCTGCGGAATTATCTCCGATAATGCAGAATGTCAGCGGGACTATCATAGAACCTGTCATTAACCGCTATATCTCACAAGTGCCGGATGATGCGTTGCCCGAAATGGCTCACAAAATAGTGGATGATGCCATCAAGAATGGAGGTTTGTCATTGATGGATGGAAAGGTCATTTTTGAAAAGGAAGACATGGAGGAGCTTAAAACCTTGCTTGAATATAACCTGCCTTTGATTCCCAAAGAAGAATACATCGTCAAGACAGCGCCTGATAAGGAAGCTGACGGAAGCGATGAACCCCAACCGAAATCGGACGGTATAAGTTCCGATGCAGAATAATTCTTAATATATATCATTATGATTCAATTGACTCCTATTGAAATCGCCGCTACCAGCCAGCAATATCTGACTAATGTAGTGGAGAATTTATGCCAGGCTTATTGCGCTGAAAATGGTGTGCAACCTACCGGCATAGTTAATTTTACTGTCGCAGAACAGCAGACGGTGAATACCCAGACTGTTGTAACCATCAATGCAGCAGTGCTTGTTGCTTACACTCCTAAAGGATCATGCCGTTCTGTCACCAAACAATGGGTTGAGCAGTTTAAGGTAGCCTTTATCGGTGCGGCTGGTGCTGTTCCTACGATTACACTTACTCCTCTTGTTACTCAGGTTACTCCTGAGAATGTGAAGTGCTGTAACCGTGCGTTTGGTGTGAGCTTGGCTACTCCGTTGACCATTGCGGCCACCTTTCCGGCTGCTCCCACAGCTTGATAGGACTTTAGTGCAAAAGTCATTAAAGCCTGTAAAAAAGAAAAGGGAGAAAAAAGTTTGAGTTTGCTCCCCGCTTCATTGTGGGGAGTTTACTTTAATATCAAATAATTATGAAGACTAAAGAAGAAATGATAGACCGTTACCATGATCTTTATGAGAAGATGGTGGCAAGTAAGGATCCGAAGAATATGAAGATATTTGGTGAGACCGAAAAATATATGTTCAAAGCGGTTGCAGCGGCTCATCCTGATCTGGCCGAAAACTGGCTTTCGCATTTGGAGGCTGTTTGTTGGGACAATTATCTTTCCGAACATGAGGCGATGAATATCGGCAAACGTATCGTCAACCAGGATGGAATGAAAGGATTCCATTGGTCCTATGATACTTTTGAAAAAACTGTTGAATCGCTCGGAGGAGTATGTGAAGATAAACCACATTATAACAGTTATGCTTTGTGGGTGACTGCTAATATGATTTATTCGGATCATGCCAAGAGCATCGCAGAAGATATGGGGCATAAATCTCCGGCAGAAGTTCCTGCCGAAAAAATGGCTTTATCCTGCTATCGCAAGGCTGTAGAAAACCTTAAGGATGTTGACTCCGGGTTTCATGTACGAAGGTATTTTAAGCACAAAATGTACGACGATTCAGCTATGTGACCTGGATAAAAAATTAGATAAAATAATCTCCATGATTGAGAAGCTGGACGGTCTGAAAGGTTTTGGCTCCAATGTACTGGCGAATGTTGTAGGAGATATAATCATGGGGAGGTAACTATAAGGTGTTTTAGAAATAAAGCACCTTTTATTTGTAAATATAGTATTATTTTAATACTGATTGAAATTTTATTATTAACTTTGCGAAAATTTTTAAAACTTAGATATTTATGAAAAAGTATTTTTTACTACTGGTTGTTTCTCTTTTATTCGCTTCGTGTAAAAGTTATATCCAGATTTATGATGTGGATAGCAGTTCGGCAAAAACAACTAATGAACAGTTTGTATTTGAGAATGAGGATTGTAAGTTGACTTATAATTTTTGGGAAGAATGGGGAAATGCTTCTATGGTGTTTACCAATAAAACGGATAAGAACTTATTTGTTTCGTTATCTCAGTCATCTTATATTTTTAATGGTTTTTCTTCATCTTTCTATAAAGGTATAGATGACCATGTTGTTATATCTAAATTTAAAAGTAAGACTTTTCGTGATTTGCCTGTAGTTTGTGTAGCTCCTAAATCTTCTAAAGTTATTGGCGATTTAAATCTTATAGATAAAATATATTTTTTCTGTGAAAAAGAAAAGGATAAGCCTAAGCGCAGATATTCAGAAAATTATAATGAAAATAATTCTCCTATTAAGTTTGGATACAATATGGTATATTCCACACAAGAGAATTGTAATGAGATTAAATCTTTAGAAAGTTCTTTTTATGTATCAAAAATTGAAAATGTGACAAAGAAACAAGAAGAGATTACTAGTCAGATTCAAGACTGTTTAGATT